GTCGGGTAGCGGAGTCAGTTTGAAATGCACAAGTCTGGGGGTACCCCTCTTGGGGTGGCAAAGTGGTGCCACGAATATACTGGGCTAAGGGTTTTGCTGACAACAAACTTTTTTCAGCGAAAATTTTATCGAGGGAACTTTCATGAGAGAATTCCTCCAGTCAAAAGGACCCAAGTGGTCATTCCGTCTCCTTGTGTTCCGCAAGGAGTCCCAAGGGCAGATGGGGCCATTGCTCGCGGTATGCGGCGATCTCGGTACTGGTTGTGCGGTCCAGGTTCCATGCGTAGGAATAGTGGGCCTGCCAATCGGGGTGATGAGCCACGATCATGCGTCGTGCGACATCTAGTGTCGACCAGCTGCCAATCTGTTGGAGCGTGGCTGTGGCTGACATGGCCCGGAGGAAGTCCTTGCCTTGCGGGGTCTGGACAAAGATGCTGGCCTCCACGTAGGGAGCGAGACGATTGGCGAGTTGCACCACCTCTGCGCTGTCCATTCCCTTGCAGTCCTTGACAACGTTGGTCTCGCCGGCGGTCATATCATTGAGATAGGCCAAGACCGCGTCCCGGGATGGATAAAAGGCCTGCCATCCCTTGCTCTGTTTGTAGCGTCTGAAGCGAGGATCCTCGGCCCAAAGACGCTCGCATTCAGAGGTCCAGGGCAGGGTTGCGTGGGTCTTCACCCCGACCAGCCGAGTCGATGCCGAGGACTTGGCCTTGACGGACGTGGATCCCGCCCCCGTAGTCTTCCGTCTGTGCATGTCACACAGGATGTGGTGGGGTTCCATCTGAGCCAGGACGGGGTAGTCACAGGCTGCAATCATGGTGGCCGTCTCGCTGCTGACCTGGTCGGCGTTGTTGCCTGCCCACTTGGCATGGAGGCGACGCAGATTCTCGACGAGAGTTTCGCGGTGGGCAGAGGGAATACGAGAGAGAACAAAGGGGGCCTGTGGGTCTTCAACAACGGCCACCAGGTTGGGTGCTCCGACCAGATGAAAGGCCAGCACCTCTAGCGACTCCGAGTACATACAAGCATGCTCCATGACGGCGTGCAGTTCCTGGTAGAGTGTGGTCTGCTTGGCGGCGTCTCGGAAGGTCGCCCCACAGAATAGTTGAGCAACGACCGGGGGCTGGCGTGAGCGAAAGAACTCTGACACATCGGCGGAATGGCCAGCCTTGCGCGAGGCCTGAAGGAGCTGATCCAGGCTCATAGATAGTTCGGGCATGGCCTTGTACACGAGGGACCAGCGCACGAAGAGCACGGAACACACGAGGTACATCCTGAGCAGTTCCTCGTTGCCCAGACGATCATCATCCGTGGTTCGGGCCAGCCTGTCCAGTCCCCAGAGCCTTGCGAACCGCTCAAGTTCACACCTCGCTTCTGTGGTCGAAGTTTCCATTCGTCGGCAAAGGCGGTGTTGAACCTTTGCTCCGAGACACAATGGATGGGCCAGATATCCATGTCACGTGCACCGCGACCCCAGTTACATCCCAGCCTCCTCCTCCTCCTGCCCCCGCCGCATCTCCGACCGTCGAGAACTGTCCCGTATGCCAGGCTGTTCCGATTGGACCACGCCAGCTCAATCCCTGTGGGCACTTTGTTTGCGAACTGTGTTGGCTTCAACTGTTCCAGCACGAGTCCCATGACGCCACATGCCCGCTGTGCCGGGGTACCATTGAGAGCACATCGGCTAGTCCCTCAATGGAACTCGCTTGCCGTCTAATGTATGGGGAAGAGAGGTATCGCCAACTCTTTGCCGAAAACCGCGAGCGCATCCTTGGTCTTGCCCTGGAGCCAGCCCGAACGCGACCACCGTTGGAAGTGTTGCAAACCGAACAGGCCATGGCCGAGGCTGCGCATCAGAAGAACGTGATCGACTACGAGACCGCCAGGGCACGCATTCGCAAACTGAGATGGTTCATGACCCTGGCCCCCATTGTGGAAACATTGTGCGCCTTGCTGATTGTGGCCATGGCCAGTGGTTGGGAGCGATGGGCAGTTTGCATACTGATCACGGCAGGTTGGTGGACTCACAAGATGGAACACCACGTCCCCGGCATGATGGCAGACCTTGAGAGCGTCCCTTATCCCGAACGAGGTGTCAGAGTGGAGCCTGACAGTTTTCCAAGTCGTTTCATTGGTCTGTCCACTCGTAGCCGGGTTCGTCAAGAACGTAGAAGTGCTTACCCGGTGGCACCCATCGGACAAGGACACATTCTCCAGTGAAAAGAGCATTGGGGTTTATTCTGTCGCCTTGTCGTCCTTGGGTGTCGTGTTCGCGCGCACCTTCTCGACGAGGGGCCCCGGTCCCACCACGCAGACCAGAAGTAGAGTGTACAGTACGATGACAATGACGGCCATGAGCACTGTGCCGATGCAGAGTATGACAGCCAGGACGCTCAGATCACAGGCCATGGGCCATAGTGTGGATTCAAAGAGTCTGCCCCCGCGGGTAACACAGTCCCCAGTGGCATCAAAGATGAGTGTAAAGACCGCGTTGATGATGACATCGACCTGGCTCGTGAAGGAGCCGAGCATGTATTGTACGAAGGTGTCGTTGGGCATGTCCGGCTCCAGGTAGCATGGGCCAAAGGGGATGAATCGGCACCAGCCCCACGAATAGATCGCGTAGGCAAAGACTGTACAGAGGACAGCGGGGAGGATCCAAGAGGGGAAGGTGACCCTCCGCTCGTCCACGTCTTTGTGTAACCGAGTCTCCGCTCGACGTACCGTTCCAGGAGACGCCGCGCCGTCAAACGCATTGCCAAACTTTGTGGCCATGTCGACCCTTGTTTGCCCCTCTCTTCCCAGTCGGTCAGAATTTTTTTATTTCCCTTGCCCGGACCAGATCCCGAGAAGCCGCACTGTTCGTTAGCAAGGATATTTTGCTGTTGGTTGTGGCCGGGGTTGCATCTACGGGGCCTCCAGATGTCCTGCTCCAGAGATCTCGGAACTGAGGCAGAGTCGACTCTGGGTCGCCGTACTGTGCAAGCCCATCGGTCTCCCACATAATCTGGGGCGACAGGTACAGGTAGAGGATGTAGATGATGCACATGGCGAAAGTGACCCCGAAGAAGAAGATAAAGTCCCAGGTTGTCCCCAATTCGCTCAGATTGATGCCCGGATTGCATTCCGGCATCGGCGCCCCAAAGTTGGGACAAGACCCCACCGTGTTGTAGAACTCGGGCGTACAGCACGCTTTGTAGGAATTGGCGGGGTTGTCGGGGAAATCCGGATTATTGCGATCCGACAGCCACCAGATGCTAATCCCAAAGGTGAGCAACCACAGGGCCAACTCAACGCTGCACATGGTCAGCCAGGCAATCTTGGTCCCCCGCGACAGGTAGTGATTGTTCATCCATCCGATGAACCAGAGGACAGGGATCAGCAGCGCGGTCAGCGAGAAGACCCACCACTGAAGGTTGAAGCGACTCGACGTCAGGACCCCGTACGTGGCTGGCGAGGCAAAGAATGTGTACTGAAACATGCGCGTCCAGGGAAAGTACCAGAAGTAGAGAGTGGCGATCACGAGCTGGACCACGCTGACATACCACATAAAGTAGGTCAGCGTGAAGATGGTCTTGGTCGTCCCTGGGCCTCCCTGGTAGCCCATGGTCGCGGAGAGGGATGTCTGTGCGGTTTATTCACCGCGAGGGCATGCAGACTTCCTCTCGCTTTCTCAATGAAGTACCGCGGTGTCTTGTGCCCAATCGGGGGTGTTTTCTCTTTTGCAAACCGTGGGCAGTGATTAGTCTCCCGTTACTGCCCTTTCCAGACGCTCGAGGCGTGAGTGAAGGAACGAGATGGCCTTGTGCACCTGGGCATCGATTGCGTGGGTGACCTCCCGGCCTTCTTCGACCTTCTTCCCCAGTTGACGAAGGGCCTGGCGACCTGTTTCCATGGTTGCGTCCAAGATCTCTTCCCCTTCGTTTGCCGCTCGCTGAGCAAGTCTCCGAGCCTTGAATTCCAGATGATCGACCCGACTCGCCAGCTTCTCATGGAGCTTCCGCACATGCTGCAGGGTGGCGACCAACTCTCCATACAGCAACTCTGGATGGATGTGATGCATGTCCGGCAGATGCATGGACCCAATCTTGGCCTTGCCCTTGCTCACCAGGTAATCAAAGTCGTGGGCCACCTCCTGGGCCACCACGCCCACATAGCTCGTGTTGGTGAGGTGAGGTGGACGTCCCGGACTCTTGAGGAACTCGTCCGTGTAGTGGAACCGTTTGACGGGCATCTTCTTGGTGATACGCTCGTAGGATTCGGCCGTGTCTGCATCCTGCACGTTGTGCTTGACTCGCCGATCAGAAGGCGTTGTGGTCATGGGAGGGTCGCAGCTCTGGTAGTTGTCCGAGTGATAGAGCAGGCCTCGAATGGTCAGGTTCCCATTGATGACCACGTTGTCATTGAGGATGAGGGCCCCGTAGATGCCGCAGTCGAGGGGTTGGGTCTCATTGCCCCCGTTGAAAAGAAAGGTGTTGTTGAAGCTCACTCCGTCGCTGTCCTGGAAACGCACCGGCTGTGTGGGGATGCTGTTCCCAATGGTGGCCACTGAGAAGTCCACGTAGGTGGTGGACACGTTGAAATAGCGGGCCGGGGTGAACTTGATCACATTGGTCAGACCTGCCTGGATAAAGTACATGTCCGTGACCGAGTTGAACGTCATGCTCCCCGACTGCGAGACAAAGTTGACCGCGCCCGTCTCGCTGATTACGTTGAGATCAAAGATGGACCGCAGCGTAAGAAACTGGGCCGACTCGATGAGTACATTGGCCGCGTAGGTCTGGAACAGTGCAATCTGATATGCGGGAGGTGTGACCCCAAACCGTCGACCGAATACGGCAGTCGAATAGGGTGACCCCACATCTCCGACCTGGAACGAGGCGGGGAACGTGGAGTTGAACTCGCCCACCTTGAGAAAGGGGGCCTGCGTCACGCCAAAGACATTGATGCCCTCTGCCGTAATGTTGCAGAGCGTGAAGTTGAAACAACCTCCTGGACCCAGGCATGACTGGCCAATGGGTACAATGCAATCCACGATGCCGGTGATGTTCACGTTCTCCAAAGTCGTGTTCCCCGAAAATGGAGGGCCCTCGTCTCCCTTGTTCCCCTGGATGCCTTGGATGCCTTGTTCACCCTTTGCACCGTCCGGTCCCGACGGACCCGTGGCACCTGAAGGACCGTCGCCTCCAGGCTCTCCCTTGATCCCTTGGGTGCCTGTTCCGGTGTTTCCCCTGTCGCCCTTGTTTCCAATCTCTCCTTTCTGTCCCTTGGCGCAGGGGAAATCGGGGTTCGGCTGGCAGACGGCGTTCTGTCCAGTGTCACCCTTGTTGCCCTTGATACCGGCCAGTCCCGCATCTCCTTTTGCCCCTGTCTCGCCGTCACTTCCTTTGTTTCCCTTGGCACCCTGGCACGTGGCACAGTTGGCATGGACCCAGTCTCGATCCGCAAGGCTCGTGTCCGCGTTCAGGTAGGGGAGTCCGGCAACGGCCGCGATCATGACCACGGTCAGAAAGGCCAGAACTGCAATGACAAAGATGCTGGCTGCCGCGGTCACAAAGGGACTGCCCAGGTTCTGGGGACCCGTCTGCTGGAGTCGCACAGCTTCGGAGGCAGCTCGCTGTTCGGCCAGACGCTGGGCATCTGCAAGGGCTGCAGGACTATTGGCCCATTCAGGAGGCGCGTTGGACATGGTGTAGGGGGCCTAAGTTCATGCATGTAGAAGAAGCGCAGCGGAGTAATATGTGGACCATGCAGTTTGATTGAAAGAGGACAACGCATGTCCTGACGGAGAAACGTCCGTCAGATGTCCAGATGGGGGCATTACTCGGGACAAGACTCGGGGAAACAGGCAGGGGACTTCTTCTACGACTTTCCCAGTTTAGCCCCCACGCCCCCGCGTCGTCGGTCGGCTCCCACTCAGAAGCGCGTTCTGGCCGGGCGCTATACAGAGGCAGAACTTGTGCAGTTCAGAAAGACGCATCCCGATGTTGAGGCATGGCTACGGAAGACGTACGCTGAGGAAGATAGGGCGATTGCATGGCACGCTGGCGGAGAGGAGTTCTTCAATGTCACGGACGCATGGGTTTCGACGACGTCTGATGTGTCCGAACAGGGCAGAGAGAATCTGCGAAGCCTCCTTCGTCAAATGCGACGTTACAAACCTGGACAATATGCTGCGGGGGTCTGTATCAAGATGAACCTCGTGAGGCAGCTCGGGGAGATTACGTACAAGTAAAGTCGCTCCATTAGATTGCGTTTTATCATTCAACCGGTGCTGCCTTGTTCGTCGTCGCCGTCGTTATCTGTGCGCAGGGTCACGGAATCAACATCGAGCAGAGCATCGCCAACTTTCGTCGGCTGTGTGCCTTCTGCTTCGCGGATCTTGGCTTCATAAGTCTTCTTCAATGCCTCGAAAATCATGGCATTGTCTGTTTGGTCCTTGATGATTGTCCTGAAGGTCTTGCGAGCTCGTTTCAGGTTCAGGTTGCTTTCCTCGTCAATTTCAACGGCCGGGACCTTCTCGTAAAAGGCGTCTATGATGTCTAGAGTGTTTTTGGCACTTGCAACGTTCTCGGCGATGTCCTTGCCAAGTTGAGCATTGGCTTCTAGCCTTGTCTTGAGTTCCTCCACGCGTTTTCGTTTGGCATCGTCGTTGTCCATGTTGCACCCCCTTGTCTGTCGCAAGAATTTATCTCCGGCGCACACAGACCGAAAAATTTCAATCTCTGTCGGACTTCCAGATTCACCCTAGACCAGAGGTGTTCCCTCTCAACCATGACCGAAGCATGCAGCCGCACTCAACACGTGAGCAGTCCCTCCGAGTTGCTGCGAGCAGAAGAGGAGCGAGTTGCCAAGGCCTTTGCCCTGCGCCGTGAGGATGTCATTTGCGAAGCGCTCGTCGAGGTCTTGAACCTGATTAGGGAGGCCGACAGTGGAGGCGTCATTGACTGTAGTGGACTGCCAGCGCGTGCCTGCCTGACTGAACAGGAATTCATTGCCGAGCTCGCGACTCGTCTGACCAAATTCCGCTTTGTTCCTACGACCAACGACAACTTTTGGTTCACCGTCAGCCTCGCCCCAAGCAATGGCGAGTCAGGCGTGCGAGTTCCCCTTCCTCCTGTCATTGGCGACGACATGGACGCCATCGTGAAGAAGCTCAGCGCGATGAATTTGATATGGAAGACACACTTTGGCGTGTGTTCAGCCAGCGTCCCGGGGGAGAACATCTGCTACTATCTTGAACATGTGGCTGATGACAAGACCAAGAGTCCCGAACACATCCGCATCCGCAAGGCGATGGGCACGTACATGAATGTCGAGTGGCGCCGCTATCAAAAGGGAACGGCGCCTCTGAGCCTTCAGTTCCGGAGCATTGCAAAGAGTCTCGGCATTGTTCTGCCGGGTGGAAACGAAACGAAATGAATAAAATTTTCGCACTCGAGACGGGGCATTCAACTCAAGGTGGAAGAGGGTCTCCGGGACATGGCAAAGGCCCTAACACTGACGCTGGATCCGACTGACCCTGCCGCTGGGCTTCACAACGATGACAAGATCGTGAAACAGATCCTGGCCCGCCTCAAGCGCGGTCCCAGCACACAGGACACACTGGGCTTCATCTACATGTACAAGGAGAAGGGCGCGAAGAATGGCTACAGGAAGATTGGCCGTACCCAGCGTCTGCCTGACCGACGACTGGAGGAATGGCCAGGCTCCGTGCTGGTCGAGTCCTGGCGCTGTCGGCGCAATCGGCTGGCTGAGGTGCTGATTCACTGGCTCCTGGATGCCATCCGCATCTATCGCTACATCATGGCCATGGACAGCAAGACGGGGACCGAGACCCTACTCAGCGTTTGGAAACGGACAGGAACAGTCATCCCGGACCCTACCTACAAAGAGCGCGTGCGTCTGGGCCGAGACGTGACCACCAAGGGCAAGAAGAAGCACCAAGAGTGGTTCCTGGGCGACGAGAAGGTCATGATCGCCGTCATTAAGAGTGTAACCAGCGACATCAACATGCAGTGGGCGGACATTGCCCCTTGGACCGCTCTCATGGAGGCCATGAAATGAATCGGTCTTTATTTGTACTGTTTCAACCGGTGCATGGCCCTGGCATACATCCTATCGATGGGCCCGAACAAGAGAGACTGCCGAATGCCCCGTCGCCGCACGGGAACAAAAACACGCTGGCCAATCCCGGCAGGCCCCTGGGGTTCCATTTCCACGTAGGCCTGCTCCTCGATTGAGGCTGGCGATCCGAGAAAGGAATCGTAGGCTGAGGCGTCCGTAAAGGCCCCACCGAACAAGTAGAAGAAGGGCGAGGCCGCAGCCCAGTCCCAGATTGCCCCCACGAGGAGCACAAGCAAGGTCCAAGCCAGCCCAATGATGAGCCAGGCTAGGACGAAGAAGAGGATGACCCCCGCAATGGAAGGGGACGTCCAGACGAAGCACCATTGAAAGAGCTTCTCTTGGGCCGGTGGGATGTCTGTGAAGCGAACGGCCGCGTTGTAGATGTAGTCCCCGATCATGGCGAGGGTCTCACCGAAATGGCCGGTGAAGAACACGAGCTGTGCAAAGGCTTTGATCCAATTGGACGTGATCGGGAACCATTTGATTAACAGATAGATGACCACATCGATGCCTCCCCCCAGCCCGATGGCGTTGCAATTGGTGACAGCGATGCGATCGGGACAAGGAGGACAGGGATTCCCGTTCACGGCGTAGGGCGGACATATGAACTCCAGCGACGTGCCCCACCAGATCTGACACCAACAGAAACTGGTGTACTTCCGAACCAAGGCCGTCAGCTCATCCATCAGACAAAAGGGCAGCGCGGGGAATGCAATGGGGAAGGGCCAGTACGGCACGTTGATGCCCACGTTCCCTTCACCAGGGATGATCAGCGAGGGTGTCATGAGTGCACAGCGAATGCTCCAGTGCCAGGCCACGGCGGGCACAACGATGACGAAGATGAGGACGGTCCCAATGGTCGTGTAGAGACCGTTCAGAGGCGGGATAAAGATAGCGAAGAAGATGTACGATAGGACCATGACGAGGAAGACCCATCCAATTGCGGCCTCCAGTCCAATGCCCACCTTGCAGTTCAGATTAATAAAGGCGTTCTGAGGGTCCGCCCCGGGTTCGGGCTGGACTTGGCAGCGGAAGAAGAAGCGCGACCAGTACGACCAGCCAACGGGCCCAGGGAAATAGGACATGTTGGTGTTGAGGAACCAGTCCTGGACATCCTGCAGGAAGTTGGTGATTTCCATGCCAAAGCTGGTCCCAAAGATGCTGTCGATAATGTCGATGAACCAGGCAAAGAAGTCAAAGCTGCTGGCCGAGGCGACTTGCCGCCATGTGTGACCCGTCAGTCGGGCCCGCAGCCACTGTTGATGGCTCAAGTCCCGATAGATGTTCTTTCCCTCGCCCCTCGACGTCACCTCGCGATAGGGACGGAACTTGGGGCGCACCCAATCCAGACTGCGCCGTCGTAGCCATGTACCCCAGCTCTGCCATTGGTCTTCTGTCTCGTGCGGACGAGCATGGATCCACTCTGTTGTGTCTGGGCTGTGGAACTTGGCCTCGGGTCGATCGAGGAGACTGTTGAGCAGTTTCCAGGCGGACGGTCCACTGTCCTGGTCCAGGCTCCGTTGCATAAAGGGCGGCAGCTGTGGTTTGAACTCGGTGACACAGTACGTGGTCAAGAAGACGAGCTCGTCGATGAACCCATCCATGAGCAAGCAGTTGCCTCCCACAATGAACCCGCGTTTGTGCGTTCGCTTGTCCATGAGGTCCCGCATAAACTGCGAGGCGTTGGAACAGTTGACCCCGATCCCATCCCGGGATGACGCCACGCCCCTTGCCTGACTGCGCAGAGACTCCTTGGCAATGGCTTCCCTATTGTCCGCGGTGCGCTTGTTCCATGTGATGTTGCAGTTGGGCCCAATCTCGAACCGTTTCCGTGTCTCCATGTCCACTGACCCGGGCCAGATTCGGTCCTTCACACGGTACCAGATGCGGCCTGCACTGCCCCAGTTGGCGAGGATCTCGGGGGTCCAGTCCAAGGCAAAACGACGCTCGACCCAGGCAGAGAAGCGCTGTTTCATGTGCAGGTCGGCATTGATGATGGTGGCAGGGGAATCTGCCCACTGCGTCCGTTGCCATGTGAAGACTCGTTGCAAGTGATTGGCCAGGCGAGCAAAGGGATTCTCGCGCAGAGGACCAGAACGTGGTCTCCAGGACTCGGTCCAATTGCTGTACCACCACTGATAGACGGGACTGAACCTGAGGGCCTTGCGGATCGTCTCCCGCTTCGCCTCGTGCTGGCGTCTCTCTTCTGCCACGGGAGGATGAGCATGGGCCTTCCCCACGGCCTCCCAGTAGATGGACCAGAAGCTCCGTGTTCTCAACGTCTCGAGAGCGGCAGGGATCGCGGCCAGTCCCTCGTACACGTCCGCTGCGGCCTGGCGGATCTGAATCTGGATCAGGTTCTTGGCAATGGCCGGCAGGTGGGTCGTAAGAATGTTGAAGCGCTCCACAATGCTGACGCGGGGGATGTTCCCTTCCTGGATGTTACGCAGGGCCCTCCTGATCATGGGCATGTAGAATCCCGTGCGCCATTTGTGCTCAAACTGGTCGATCTTGATGAGACCGGCCGTGAGCAGGGACTTCTTCCAGCGTGGATGGGTCCGGACCCACTGGTTGACTCGTTCGTTTCGCATGATCCACCTCTGCTCGTACACATCATCGGGCAAGACGCGCTAAGGGACAGGGGTCAGATATGTAAACATGAAAGCACCCATTCCTGCACCCACCTGCCCGTGTCGCTTCCGTGCAATCTCTGCGTGCTCTGCCTCGACCCCACTGACGACGGCCTGACGGACATTGGCCCAGAAATGCAGTGGTCCCTCGTGCCGGTAGAAGAGATCCGCCGGGATGGCACTGTTGGCGTCGTTGAGGCGACCTCCCTGGATGACCTTCTCCATGCACTCAATGTAGTAGGCACGGTCACTGGGCCAGATCTCCTCCCAGTGCGACGTGTTCTCGAAGAAGCGTAGATGATGATCACAGAACGTAGCCCCTTGCATCGATTTGCCCACGGCGTTGAGCACAGGACCAGTCGGTGCGGAGAGTCCACGTCGATGTCTGTCTCGCACGTGGTTGCAGACCTCCTCGTCAATCACCATGTTGCGGCAGGCACAATCGCTAAAGTTGGTCATGCAGTTGTTCGTGTCGTAGTCCCAGACCATGCTGAGCAGTGCCGCAATGCCGTCCGTGTACGTCTTGCCCTTGTTGGTCTCGTTGGTGAAGTAGGCAGTGGCCCTGGCGCGGAACTCTGCGCGTGTCTCGGTGCGGAAGTTGACCTGTTGGGGGATCACGGGGAGCGTGGTGAAGACACTGGACAGGGCCGTAAAGATGCCCACAAAGTCTCCCACGAGTGTGAGCAGGTCGAAGAACCCGCCTGCCGCACTGAACAGACTAAACACGAACATGATGACCGCAGCGAGGAGTCGTAAGATGGGATTCGCCAGTTGCCAGATCACGGAGATCATGACGATGAGGCCCTGGAACACTTGGCCAAAGGCAGGAACCAGCTGGACGAAGAGACACTGCAGGTACTTGAGGAAGGCCATGACGATCCCATCCACCTTTGTGGTCAGGGGGTTGTCCATGCTGCACGAGGGCAGGCCACTGGTTCCTCCCGTGGTGTCGTTGAAACAGGGCAGCGGAGTGGCTCCCTCCAGGGTACAGGTGCGGAAGGCGTAGGAACCTTCGTAGCTGGTGCAGTCCGCGTTCAGGCATTGGGCACATTGGTAGAGCGGATTGCTAAAGATGGGCGGTGTCGTCACGTGGGTGAACAGGACTCCCGATTGAGGGTTCGTGTTGTAACAACAGCACTGATCACTGAGTGGACACGTTGGCGGATTCAGCACCGAGCAGACCACGCCAGAGTCTGCGATGAGTGCGTCCAAGGGGAAGGACCCTAGGCTGACGAATATGTCCGCCAGTTGGTTCACAGACACACCGTAGTGAGGAGACCCCGGTGCGCATGTCTGACCTGGATCCGAGCACTTGGACCCCACTGTGAAGATTCCCACAATGCCTTCGATGAGGGCACCGATCTTGACAATGAGCTCGGTGAACCAGGCAATGGAAGACTGAACGATCCTGTTGCGGGACACTGTGCAAAAGGGTAGCAGAATGTCCAGGAAACAGGTCGCAGCCACCAGCGTGTTGCACAGGGCATCGGCAATGGGCCCGAAGAACTCCCACGTCCAGGTGTCATGCTCGTTGAACTGATTGGGCCCGCTGTTGGGACTGGGCACGCCAAAGGGTTGCCAGTAGCTAATGTCGTTGATGCGCCGGATGAGCGTGACCACCGATGTGGTGACGGCGTAGGTTAGGTCGCCAAAGTTGGTGAAGAACCCGTTCACAGGCCCGCAGAAACAGGAGAACCCGTGGAAGTACGTAGCCAGCCAGGCATCGGCCAGTGCCAGGAACTGACAGGGGCAGCTGGAGATGATCTCCGTGAAGAGCAGGATGATGGGCAGGGCCTTGCCGCATTTGGCCTGAGACACGGCATTCGTCAGGGAATCAGACGAGGAGGGGACCGCATACCTGTTGTTGCTGTTCCACGGGTGTGAGAGGGAGATGCTCCAGTTCCCAGGGCGTGAGCTCGTTGCAGAAGATAAAGTCCAGAAACGCGTAGGGCTCTGCAGGGAGCGATGAGCAGGACTGGCCAGGTTGCAGCCAGCCAGGATCGCAGTGCCCATTGTCGGCCGCGGACCACGACTGCCAGAGACCCGCCAGGGCTGTAATGGCAAAGTTAAGGATGTCCTTCATGAGAAAGCCAGTGTCGCGCACGGGACAGCACAGATCCACCGTGGGGCAGTTGGTGGGACTGATGGGCTGACTGGGGTCTTGCCGGATGGGGAAGATCAGGGCAAAGATCTGACAGACGCAGGAGTTGATGCCTCCCACGCCCTGGGGCCGTCCTTGGGCAGCACAGACGCCTCCCGGGGAACCAAAGAAGGTGTCCAGGACCACACGTACTTGGACCAGGAAGCCAATGTTCTGTAGGAGGGGCTGCTCCGTGCTTGTCTGCCAATAACTTGCACCCGATCCGTAGAGGGTCGCCAGGCTGATGATGCTGACAAGGACCAACTGGGTCACCTCGATGAGCGTGTCGGTCATGACCATGGGAATGCAGCAAATGTCAAAGGCGCCACCCCCATTAATGGTCCCGCCCGTGAGCTGTGAGATGGGGAACACGTAGCGTACGAACTGACAGAGGCAGACCACGATCTGCAGGAGCTCGCGGAAGAGTTCATCGACGTCTCGGACAAAGTACCCATTGTTGAAGTAGATGAACTGCGGGCTATCGAGGGCCAGCGAGCGGATCGAGTTGATGATGACCTGGATCGTGTTGGCGATAAAGTCCGCCAGCGTGGTCAAGGCACAGCAAAAGTCGGGCTGAGGGAACTGGGGCGACGACGGCAGAATGAGGTTGAGCAGTTTGCAGGCACAGACGAGGCCGTTCATCGCGTAGATGACCAGGTTCATAATGTCGTCCTCCAGGCAACGCTGTGGGCAGTTCTGGCCCGTCCAATAGCCCCACTGCACCTCGCCTGGGGCAGGGAAGTTCCCTCGGATCAGACCATCCGCCGAGTGCCCGATGAGCAACAACAAGGTGCCCACAGTCTGCAGGATCTGACGAGGAAAGCATGCCAGATCGAAGCACGGATTCGGGGGATCACCGGGAGGCGGACATCCCGCAATGGGAGCTGCTGTTGGCCTTGTTGTGAGGGGCGGAGGGGGAGGAATGATCCGCTCCTCCTTGGTTTCCTCTTCGTCAAAAGGACCGCTGATGGACCAGGCAGGAATCGACACATGGGACGGTGGGTCCTTGTCCTCCTCTTCGCCGTCTGTTCTTTGGGACCAGTGAACCCCGTCCGATTCGTTCAACGACGCAGTGGCATAGCCCCACCAGTCAGGGGCCGCCCATGTCCCGAGGATGCCAAAGTTCTCTACGGATTCAAAGAGAATGCGACGTTGCTCTCTGCGTTCCTTGCCTGGGTACACATTGTCGTAGGCTCCGGCCTCGGCACAGTGAGAGGTGTCGGGGAGCTTGTTCGTGGCCTTGAGCAGTTTGTAGCGCCATGGATCCGAGCGTTTGAGGTGCTGTTTGTACAGGTCGTCGGCCTGGCATCGTTCAATGGTCTGGTACTGCTCGTAGAAGGAGGCCCTCCTCTTGGCGATGACTTTGGTGGGGTCAATGGCTAGGCCCCGTGGTGTCACGTGGCGGGCCTCGAACAGGGGCTCGAACCATGGCTTGGAGGTGTCGCGTACCTTGGACTCGTTGTAGACCAGGATGGGGGTCACCCGGGACCGCCTCTCTGCTCCCGTCCTGTAGCGAGGATGGGCATCGATGATGTGACCTCCAATGGGGAAGCGAAGACTCCTCTTGCCAATGACGGGTGGGGGTGGAATGTAGTTCACAGGCGTGCACTGAGGGGGGCCGCAGGTGATAATCTGCCCATTCTCGTCGAGTGTGATGGGCGGGATCTGAATTCCGTAGTTGAGGATGTAGTCGATGCAGTTGAGCAGTGACTGGGGCATCTCCGCGATGAGCACGTTGATGATTTCCTCCCATCGAGTGACGGCTGTGTCCCCGTCAAAGAGGAAGTTCCGTGTCTGCATGTTGTTCAGGAAATCCCAGATGATGGTGACCAGGGCCCCCACGACTTGGATGCTGAACGCGGCCAGGAGGAAAACGAACTTGAGTAGCTGTACAAAGACCTGTTTCAGACAGTAGCCCACGACGGGCACAAAGTCCACTAGGGAGAAGATGCAATCAGCCACCGCGGTCAAATCATTGGCCACTGTGTAGACCCCAGGTCCCAGCCCCGTGTCCAGCCATCCGAACCAGTCCCCGGCACTCGTCACGTGCAGCCACATGCTGTAGACGACCACGTTGAAGTCATTCACCGCGGTGACGGCCGTGTTGGCAAAGCAGCACCAATTGAAGTCTTGGAGGAAGCCATCATTCATGGTCTCATTGGCAAAGTTGGGGTCCGTGTTGAAGCAAGGCACACTCGAGTCGTTCCAATCGCATATGATCCGTGTGGCAAGGGTGCACAGGCCCTCGATGACCGTGGTTCGGTTGATGGTATGCACATCAAAGTAGAAGCTCTGGTTCGTGGTGGGGGTCCATGTGTTGAGCACAATGATGATGGACTGTTGGATGGGACCGCGCCACAAGTCCACAGGGGCAGTGTACGGAGGTCCAATGTACGTGTTGGGCGCGGGCGTGAAGATGTTGAACACGACAATGTCCACGTTGGTGGCGACGGTGGCGACGATTTGGACCGAATCAATGGTGATGCAGCCAATCGCAGTGTTCCAGGCCAGGACGCCGGTGAAGTTGAAGCGCCAAGGGATGAACGTGTCCCAGTTTCGCTGCAGTGCCCCCTCTAGGGCGGGATTGAATCGACTCACAAACTGACAGAGGAACTCGGCCAACGGGAGGTAATTGGGTCGCGAGGCAGGGGACGTCAGATTGAGCAGGTTGATGATGAGAGGCCAGAGGATCTGCAACAGGGCGGCCCAGGCATTGATCAGACTCTCAATGGACTGCCAGAACTCGTACTGGGTCATCATGGACGGGATCAGGAATGTCAGCGGCGGGGGCAGAGGCAAGAGGAACGGGACCACTTTGACGAGGCAGCACAGGTCCTCGCACAGGCAGCACATCATGACAATGTAGTCGTCGATGAGCTGCACAATGGCGGCGCTCAGCTTGCTCATGTCGTAGAAGCCCGTCAGGAACTTGCCCGTGGCCAGGTACACGACGAGCGAGTCGAACAACTGGGTCGCCACACAGCCAATGTCCACCAGCACGGCCGAGGCCCCGCACGCCACAGCATCGGGCACGAGAACTGCGTTGAAGTAGCCGTAGACGAACCAGTTTAGGGCGTCCCACACGCAGATGGTCGGGTTGTAGATGGTCCTAGACACGGAGAACATGAGGAACATAATTTGTTTGCGAAAGAAGAGCGCACGGCGAACCTAAGCAGGTCCAGCAGTGGCCCCACAAAGTTCTCGATGATCGGGTTGATGATGCAGCGGAACGTGTAGTCCACTTCGGAGATGAACACGTTGCCGTAGTTGGACGTGAGGGATCCAGCGCCCCACAGAATGAACATGATGAAGAAGAACGGTGTCCATGCCCAGAGCTGTGCGATAAAGTGCAGGATCGCAATCACCACCGTCACGGGAAAGACGATGAACAGATAAAAGGTCTGCCATAGGAAGATGGGCACGCTGCTAATCCAGTTGGAGGCACCCATACCGCCCCGTGGCGGTGTGTCCTCTTGACTGGTGAAAAGAACGAGGCAAACTTGTGGAAACCTTTCGTAGTTTATGTCCCAGCCACCGATGGGGCAATCGGGCCAATGAATAGATCAAACGGTAGGTTTCCCACGTCGACCAGAAAATCCAGGCACCGTGTCCAGTTGTTGCAGACAAAGATGGTCCCGCCCACGGCACCCAGTAGTCCCAGGATGTAGGGTGCCAGCGCGACTAAGACGGCGGCGATCCGGATACATGCAAAGATGAGGATGAAATGCAAGCGGACCACATGGCCAAAAAAGACCAGACCGCTCCGTAGTACATCCCAGAGAACACCACGGAGCTGCTCCCATTCACCCAGGGCCGGCATTGGCTGGTCATTGTACGCTGGACCCTCTGGAAACCCCAATGGGAAGATCCTGGTCATGACCGAGGGGGTTCGTCTCTTTAGTCTTATTCGGTCTTCAGCCTTTTGTCCTCTCCTCTCAACTGCAAATACGTTGTCTCCCATGCCCGTGCGTGGTCCAGGATCCAGCGCCACATCATCCTCCGTGGGACCCAGTTGTCTCTCGCGAGTAGACCACGGCGTTTCATTGCAACGCAGAGTGCCATACAGGCCCGCGCGGCCTCTCTCCTGATCCACTGCAAGAAGTAGTCCAGATTGGTGATGACGAGGTACGTGATGGGTCTCTCCGTTGACCCGTAAAAGTCGTACTTCAGGGTCGCTTCCCAGCCAAAGTCGTGGTTCGCACACTCGCCAATGTCCTCCATGGTCATTAGCATATTTCCTGGCACGATTCCCGTCTTCGTCATGTGCAGATGGCAGTCCTCTTTCGCGTCATAATAGGGCCATAACGACCTCTTGCGTCTTTCGTCTGCTGGAACAATGTGGATCCAACTCTCCAGCATGGTACACTTGCGAGGCGCGTTGAGGTACATCTCCTGGATGCGGCGGCGTCCGTATTCCAATTTCTTGATCATCTCCTCGTCGATTGCTTTCTTGTGTGGACCATAGGGAAGGGTCTTCGCATCCTCGTCTGTGCCCGGGAACCACATCGACCCTCGTCTTGGATTTTCCGCGGAGGACGAGGCGAGCAAAAATATTTTTCCCTGGGGGGACTGGGCCCGATTTTTATTTCCCAACATGGCGAAGAGGGTGCGCGAAGAGGAGGACCTTGACCTGAACGTCAGGCTCGCTAACCTGGAAGCCTACGTCAAGGAGCTCGAATGGGTGGCCGGTAACAAGGCCCGAGTCAGGCAGTGTTCTGTGACTGCGTGCTCGCGTTTGGTCGCCGACGACTCGGGGTGCGACATTTGTGGCTTGGGACCGACCAAATGCGTGATTTGCGCACCGGATGAGTTCTCCTGGTGTTCGTGGAGCACCGACTGCAGGAACTACTTCTGCCGCCTGCACGGGGACGTGAAGATCCACAAGTGCGATGAATGTCTGGACGAGCCTAAGGAATAAATATTTCTCCCAATAGTCAACCCATATCGGAGACCAAGATGGCCAGCACAGACCAGCTCCCGTTGCTTGGGGGTCTGTCCCCCAAGCAGTTGATCGTTCTTGAACAACGATGCAGGCTCGAGGCAGAGAGGAGGAAGCTGGAGATTGAGCGCTTCCTGACGCTCAAGTTTGCGTTCATGGACCCCCATTTCATCAAAGTGACGACTGGCCCTTTTGATGGAAGGCAACAAGGCACCTTGTTCGTGTACTGGGTACAGCATCCGGCCGACAACACTTGGACGCGCGTACATTCGGGTCTCAGTGGGTTCACAGGGGGCCATTCATTGTGGGTGGTATCAGAGAGACGCCTCGTTACACCGACCCAGGAACAGATGGACAAGATCAAAGGAGCCGACGCCGAGTTCAGGACCATCTACATGAATTTCATGTGTAACCAGCCCCGCCTCGAAGAGCCCGTGAAATGAAAAGAAAGAGGAAAAAAGGTGCAGGACTTCCGGAAAGGCAAGAAGCACATAATATGTAGGACCGGTGCATATTGTGTCCCATGCAGGGGGCAAGTGATCAGAGCGCTTCAAGGGTGGGAGCAAACGCGGATATGACCTAAATGTCAAGCAGCACCGCGAATGAGGGCCTGATCGGGGTCCGCCTCCTGGTGTGTGTGGTGTGTCTGGCCAATCTGGGATGGCTCATCTACTATTATGGGTGGGTCTGGACCATGACCAAGCACCAGTATGAGTACACGGACTGGTCCTTTAGCCCGGTCCCAGATCCCGTTACCTGGGTTGACCAGCGCTTCAACCTGGACTGGACCCTGTATGCCCTCATGATCTTTGTGCTGTTCCCCGTCTACGTCATGTTCTGGACGCTGAGCAATCCACAGTCACGGCTCCGCTACGACATCCACGCCATTTCCATTATCGTGGCGGTCCTGGTCTGTGTGGGCCTCTTCCTCTGGTACGTCCTGGCCATATGGATGGTCGAGAACAACTCGTCAATCTGGCCCTTTAGCGTGGCCAACTCCGTGAACTACTGCTGCAAGTTCTACGGGGCCGTCATGGCCAGTCACCACTGCCACAACTACCACGACTGCGTGGATCTTCCTACCACACCCACCATCCGATTGCCCACGGATCCCATCTTCGAGAAACACCTCCTGGCCATTGCGATCTGCTTCGGGTTCCTCATCCTGCAGGTCTTCATCAATGCCATGATGCGCAGCTACGTTCAGGGGCAGTCCCCACAGCAACCGGACCAGAGTCTCCCCACAGACCAGGACAATGGACCGGCATCCTCGGCGCCAGCAGATATGGGACCCTATCTGCTCCACGGGGTTAACACCATCTACGTGGCACTGTGTTGTGTGTTTCTGACCTGTGGACTCCTGGTCCTTGACGTGCGCTACACACATGAGTTCCCGGCATCTGGTCCCATTGGCATCCACAGTGCTCGGAACGGTGTGGAGGCAGTGGGCCTGGTCATGAGTGCTTCAATTATTGTACTGCCCGCGCTTGTCCTAATGATGATGGCATTTTCCGAGACACGGTGGCTGACGATCCTTCTCTTTGCGCTGGTCTTGGCCACGGTTCTGGTTCACTTCTTTGCATTCGCCACCATGCTTTATTCGCGGGGCACGGCCAACAGACCGGGACAGCCCAACTCCATGGCGAATCATCCCCTGCGCTGCTGTGCCGGGGACGTCTACGGGGATCCTTCCTCACAGTGTGACAATGCAGGACCGTGCAATCTGCCGGTCCCTCAGTTTCCAGGAGTGACGCTTCCGCTCAGTTCCAGTCAGGTCCCCTCCCCTCTTTTGCCTTGTGGTCTCGAAGTGTTTGACTGCTCCTTACCCCCATCAGGTCCCCTTCAACAAGACCCATGTCCTCATCTTCTGGGTCATGTTCACCCTGCTGATCTTGGACGTGGTCTGCATCATATTTATCATCAATCTCTACGTGGGCCAGAACACGGTTCGCATGGCTGGGAATGCCTTGATCGAAGCCATCTTTGCCCCACGCGTGGCCTCGAGGCAGTTCTTCACGGCCACCGTACCGGCCATTCTCACAGGGAGCCACAAGAGGTTCGATCCTGCAGGAAAGTTGGAGTAGATTTTCGGGGGGTTACACTGCTGGAATCCCTCAGATTGAACTCGGAGCAAACCTGCTGTCGTAAGAGTAAAAGCGCGGCGATGCAGACCGCAGTGAAGACCACCCACCTATCACATGGACAGATCATCGCCCACATGCTCTTCAACGTAGCGGCTGCCATGGCCATTACACTCGCAGCACGGCCCCACAACCCGTACATTGGGGTTCGCACGGGCTGTGCCGTCTACGTGTTGGTCATGGTAACGAACATGGCCCATGCCTATTTCCTACGACGTGGCTACCTGCTCACCATGGTCGGGGCCTTTGTACTGTTCAATCAATGGGCAACATGGGCTCTCCTTCATCATTTCGGAGGCCATCACGACGTGCTTGCCTCTTTCATTGTACGCATCACGTGGGGGTGGCTGGGGGCTTCGGCAGTGGCAAAAATTATTTTGCCATCGGCGTCGTGATCGAATAAAAACTGACAGTGGAGGAAGGGTCAAAATGGACGCGGTCGAGGAAACCGGGTGGGTCGAGGAAACTCGCAAGCGTCTGCGCGATGATCATGAACAAAGAGAACGGGAACGGAACGAGCGTGCGATCAAGGACCGACACGTGCGCTTGGAGTGGAGTCGCCGCCAGGACGAGGCCTGTTCCAATGAGTATCCCAACTACAAGAGCGACATGGCCGGTGCCAAGGAGGTCATTAAGGGTACGGTCATGCTGCTCCAGCTGGATGAGATTGTCTGGGTCGGGTGCACACAGGAGGCCATCATCATGGGGATATCACTCGAGTGCCCATGGAAAATCGACAAGGAGAAACAGTCGGCACCAGGATTCCCGTTCCGGCAGACCTGCCGTATTGCATGGACAGACTTCCCGGGATCTGATCGATACCGCCTGCTGCGAATCGCCGCGGACGAAATCACGACGTGGGCCAGACAGGCCGGACTCGAGGTGTCGACCCTAGAATACGTGTACACGAGGGTCCAGACACATTTCGTTGTACCTTTTTCGAACGGCGAGTGCATCCCTCCAACCGGAATGCTTTGTGCCATGGGTGCAGATGCTGTGTACATTGGCATTCGTGTTCCTCTGGTCAAGAAGACTGGAAATCAATGAACAAGGACAAAGAGGCCGTCACGAATGCCAAGGTCCCCGCCCAGGGCAAGGGGCTCACTCAGAAGGAAATCCTCGTCCATGTGGTGTGGGCTCTGGTGTCCGCTGCTGGCATGACGCTATGGTCACAATCACCCACGCCCTACGTACTCGTGCGCATCGCCCTTGCCGCCTACATTATGGCTCTCGCGTCATCGTTGGGCACGGCTTATACAGGTGGCAAGCAGGCCGCGTACTTGCATGCTATTTTGTTCTACTGGTTCTATCAGTGGGCCAAGTGGGCGCTCCTTGAGCAGTTTGAAGGTCCGCTAGAGAAGCAGTTCTTTCCCGTCATCGGGGCCGTGACGTGGGGCTCAGTGATCGTCCATCTCGTGAGCCGGTTTTTCCTTCCCCACGCCCACGAATGAAAAGACATTGACATGGGTCCATTCCTTGCTGAGCAAAGACAAACTCCATGAGCCAGAAACAGAAAGCAAAGGGCACCGCAACCCCGTCGACTACGCGAACCTTGTCGTGGCGTGAAATTGGGTTTCATCTTCTTGCTTCAGCGGTCTTAGCGGCCAGCTTCGTAAGTTGTCATAGGTTCCCCGCCACGCGCATGGACGTTTATGTGGGCTTCTGGGCATTTCTCCTTTTCTTGGTCACTGGCATTGTTCGCGTCTATCGGTCGGAGTTGTACTCGGGAGCCGCTGCGTCCACGGGCATGATGATCTTCTGGTCAGGATCGATGTATTTCAATATTCTCGACGTGACGCATGAGACGTTCTTCACCGCGTTCGATCATCTCTCATGGTGTCTATGCCTTCACACGATCGCGAGCAAGTACGTTCTTCCTCAGGGTCCGTGAATAAAAAGACGGGAAGCGGGACTGTTCATTTTTCTGTTGCATGGGGGTCACATCCCCCTTCCCCGTAAGCACAGGGGGAAGAGTTCTCAATGTGCGAGAAACCATGGGGACATGACGAGTGGAAGACCGCATGGGCCCTCCGCTCAGTTCTCCCACCTCAACGGGCCAGGCGCGGCCATGTGCTGGTTCGCCATGTGGAACAGGTTGCCCGTGGTGATGTCAGCAAACTGGCGTGCGTTCTGGAGATGATCAAAGAAGGCGGGGTTGGCGTAGTCCATGCGGTTCTTCTCGCCGAGGGTCATGCCGCGCTGCTGGTTGAAGTGGCTGGGGGTGGGCGTGGGTGCCGAGGTACGGCCCGCGGTCACAGTGCGTTGCTGTTGCTGGGCAGGCACAGGCACGGCACTCGGGACCACAGGGGCAGCCGCAGCAGCCGGGGGAGGAGCAGCAGCACGTCCAGCACTGACGTTCCTTGTCTGGGTGGTGGCGTACTCGTTGGTGCGGGCGCGATTGCTGGTTCCGGTGTAGCCGGACTTCATGACCATCTGCTGCTGCCACTTGGGGTACTGGCTCAGTGCACGCGGGGCATCCTCCTCGGTCGTGTCGGGCTGCATAATGCTGCCCCCAGACAGGGATGCATTGCGACGGCCGGCCTTGAGATCACGACGTTCGTTCCTCTCGTCCTCGTCGACCTTGGTCATGTCGTGCATCGTCCTGGCAGCCGTCTCCGCCTCCAGGAGGCGTGCCTTGGCCAGAGCCAGCTCTTCGCCCTGTGTCCTGATCTTGCGCATGCAGGCAATGGTCACGGCCTGGTTCTCCATGCTCAGAGGGGCGTTGTCCGTCAACATGGTGCGGGTCATCTCCTTCCACTTCTCCGAGACCGGGGCCAAACCAGCCTCAGCAACGACACGCTCAAACTCTCCCAAGATGTCCTTGGCAATGGGCTCGCGCGTCTCTGCGTACTTCTTGGCGTCCTCCTCCTCTGCCTTCTTGCGGGCCAGCTCCTGGGCCTCAAACTTCTTGTTCTTCTCCCTCGTTGCCGCCAGCTCGTCGCTCTGTTGCATCATGATCTTGCGCATGGCTTCCACGGCATCTGCCAGGGCTGGAGGGGCACCAGCAAAGCCAAGGTCCTTGGGAATCTGAGCGGCCAACTGACCAGGGGTCATGGGCGTAGTGGTGGTAGCGGCGGGGGCTGCGTCGGTCATGATGAATCCGTGGGGTGGGTCCTCGTCCGAGGTTGTTTCGCCAGTTAAACCTTTGTGGAAGTTGAGTGTTACAACTAAGAACCCTCTCCTTTTTCCCTCCTTCCTCCCTCTCGCTCTCACCTGCTCGCACAGCCCGGAAGATGGTGTAGGGGGCCTCGCGGGGCTTCACAGGTTCTGCGAGCTGACCGGACCGTCCCGCCTTGATGCTCACTTTGCACCCACGAAAATGTGCCTCGGGGACTATGCTTATCTCATCAATCTTGCCGTGCACTACTTCCTTGGTCTTGGCGTTCCGTGCAAGAGGATAGCCCACCGACAGCTCATGACACTCCCCGCTGTCCACAAATTCAATGGCCTTGCGTCCATACTTGGTGTTCCCGTACAGGCGCCCCACAATGTGAAGGTGACCCTTGCTGTCCACAAAGTTGTCCATCACCTTGCCAATGACCGGGAGGCGTGTCTTGTGCATGAAGCGGAGCGGGGTGTCGTAGAGGCGCATGGCCTTGAGTTCCCGCACAGTCCAGCGCACGGCCTCATCACTGTAGAACACATCCTCATCTGGGTTGTGCCAGACTTCATCGGAACAGGTGATCCGCCGCCGTTCCCCTTCAATAGCCGCATTGTATGCAATACCCTCAATGAAGCGGTCCCCATGTTCGTTGCGGACCACTGTCCAGGTCACGGGCAGGACGGTGGACCCTCGGAACCCCGTCACGGAACCGGTCATTGTGTTCCCCTTCTGTGTGTGTGTGTGTGCAACTGTGGCGAGCGAAGAGCCAGCAAATGTAAGCGAGCGCTTCAATACTCTATTTCTTCTCGCTTTCGTTGGCGGCTTCCTTGTCCTCCGAACCGTCGCGGACCGATTTTAGATGAGCAAATGAATCGGGGTTCAATTCCCCCTTGTCCCTCAACTCGTCGCGGGCCGCTTTCAAATGAGCATAGAACTCAGGATTCAATTCCCCCTTGTCCCTCGACTCGTCGCGGACCGCTTTCAAACGAGCATAGAACTCAGGGTGCAATTCCCTGAGAGAGTTCCTCGCGACAATCGGGGAAGGGCGAATGAATTCCCTTTCGGGTGGACGATAGCCGTCTTGGCGGGTTTCCTTGAGCATTTGCAGAAATCGTGCAAACTCCGATCGGTCTCCGTTTGCTCCCGCGGACTCGACATCAGTCTTCGTAGGAGGTGGCTGTTCTCGGACCCTTGCTTGCATGGACTCTAAATCCACAGCTTGTTGAACCATAATCTTGCGCATGGCTTCCACTGCATCTGCCAGGGCTGGAGGAGCATCAGCACAGCCAATGTCCTTGGGCATCTGGGCGGCCAACTGATAAGGGGTCATGGGTACCGCGGCCGGAGCCCGGGCGTGTTTCGGATCATCCTCGGTGGTCTCCATTGCGATCAGATGGTTTGCTTTCCGGAAGAGCGTTGTCATTTCTTCATTCTCTTCAATCGACCCTCGACGCCCTCGAGCTCCTTCTCGGCCGTGGTCTTCTTCGTCTCCTTTTCTTTGAGAGATGTCCGTAGTTTGTCGGTGGCCTTAGTCAACTTCGTAATCTCCTTGGTCAGGGCGTTCCGCTTGGTTTTGAGATCGTGCTCACCATTGTAAATGGCCCACTGCAGGATGTACGTCCGCAGCTCGTCCATCATATACTTGCCCTGGACGTTGGGGTTGGGCTTGTAAATGTCCTGCCAATCGAAAGGAATTACGTCAAGCCAGAAGCGCCGGCATTGGTCCACCTGTTTCTTCCACCATCTGCTTAGTGTCCTGAGACTTAGAGCGTGTCTGCGTAGTTGAACCAGTTGTTGGTGTTTGGGTGTCCCGATCCACGCTCTGAGGTCCGTTTCACGGGGCAATATGCAGAGGGACAGAATATGTTGTCGAAAGATATTTGGCGGCAGGCGCTCGAGGATCATGTGAAACCCAGCCTCCTCATGTACAATAGCATCGGCGGCCTTGCATTCGTCATTGCAGTAGCGGACATGTTTGCATCCACAAAGAACAAAGTCAGTTTCAATTGCCACGCGCCTGCAGTGATGACAGATACGGTTCTTTTCGCCATCGAACGGTGAGCCGTATCCACTCCATGTAGTCCATATTTCCAGGTCAGATATCTTCTTCACTAAGGTCACACGGTCTCTGGTGCATGTCTCGCAAACGGTGCAACAATAGGAGAGGGCCTGCTTGCATGTCGCGAGTGACATGTCATAATCCTGAAGATAAGTCTCCACAATTCCGCGGTGCAGTAAGGTGTTACAAAGCATGTGGTTGGTGAGCTTGTTGCTGAGAATGGCCTTCTGGTACTGGGCGTATGCCCGTTCGCGATCCTTGACAGCAGCATAACAATGTCCCCTCAGTGCAGCCAGATTGGCGTCGTCACCCGGTGAAATTTTGTTCTCGTCGAATGGCGGATGCAAGGCCAACTCTAGGGCAGCAACATGTTCCCCTTGACGATTCAGTTTGCGCCATTCGGCCTCGAATTGCTTCATACACGTAGACCCTCTTCGTCTATTTGCACCCGAACGAAATGAAAAAAATTATTTTGTCGTAGCGAAGCCCCTCCATGGCCGACGATCGCGACGACGACGATGCGGACTACCGGGGTCTGACGTTTGAGGGCGACTACGGAGGGATGCCCCTGGATCGACAGGGCGATGACGAGGGCCGCGTCTTTGACGATGGACGGACCTTAACCAGCATCGACCAGCAGACGAGCGTGGACGATGAGAAACGGCACAAGACCCTCATGGAACTGCAGCATGGGACCAATGGAGCCACGGCCATGCAGATGATCGACGAGCAGGTTTTTCCCCTTGTGATTCTGGATCAGAGGTCCTTACCCGTGCCTTAGGTCTACAAGATGGCCGTGGCGAGCAACTTTGGCTTGGTCCGGCTGAGCGCGAGTTCAGGGGCCAAGCACCCACGCTGTTTCTCGGAGGAGACTCGAGCCTTTATCCAGGACAAGCCAGTGTTTCAGGTGCGGATGCCCAATGGAAACCCAGCACCCTACGTCTACGTCGAATCGAAAGAAGCCATAGACGTTGACGATGATATGCGGATTCCAATGTAGCTGTATTTTTGAGTGACTTCCTAGAGACTGACCAAAACCTGGAGAAAGGGTCAATCATGGACTTTGAGGACTCCATGCCCATGGACCTTGGTTCCTTCTACTTTGAAGACCCCGTCGGAGAGAACCGAGGCTCTGGCGGTGATGGCTACGGTGGCGATGGCTATGGCTACGGCTACGATGACGGGCTCCCTCACCTTCCCCGGCTGTTGGTAGCTGACACCGAGGACACTCCGTTGCCAAAGCTGCGCATTCCCAGAGTGGAGGAGACGTTTGGTGGCGAGCGTTACAGTGTGGGCTCGGCGGTTGCTGGCGGGGACAGAGCGGATAGCAATGGGCGTGTCGAGCCGTACACTGGGAACGACATGGAGGGCATCTGTCGGGCCATTGTCAAGGTTGCAGGCTACGCAGGGCTCGAGTCCCCATACGAGCTCCGGCCTCTCATCTCAAAGGCCATTGGCACTGGACCCATTGCACCGGAGAAAGGGCCGATCCCCTACGAGTGCTACAGCGGTGACGACGACTTCTCCAGGGCGTTTGCGGGTCTGTCCATCAGTGCCTACGCAGGTCCCAGTGCCATGATCCTCAGGCTCCCCGAGCACAGGCTCGTTCTCTTGGCGTGTGGTTCGGAGATTGTCCTCATTGACCCCAAGGACCAGCCTGCCCCTGTCCGCGCCAAGAAGACAGACGCTGGGCTGCCGTCTCTGCCGATGCTGACCGGGGAGGGTGCCTTGGTCATGCGGTGTCGCAACCATTTGGAGGTGTCCGAGTTCATCAGCACCCACTACAAGACACGTCCCTCCTCGGCCGAGCTGTTCCGTCTGGAGGACCCGCGTCTTGTCCAGGTCAAGGAAGGAGCCTCGAGCGAAGTGGCCGAGTCCGTGGCGTCCCTTTCTCTTCAGCCCACGAACAAGACCCCCTCCGTGACGGCCATTGAGGCAAAGATTGCGGCTGTCGACATTGTGGTCACTGGAGCCAAGGAGGCGAGTGCCTTGTCTGGCTCCAAGATCAACAGGCTCAAGGACCTCAACACGGCGGACACGATTGGAGCGATACGAGAGGATCCCGTCCTCCTTCCACCTCCCGCCGCCGCCGTCGTCGATGAGCCAAAGAACCCCGAGGGCAAGCGAGAGAGGACACCCCCGACCCCGCCGGCCCTGGGATCGCCTGTTCGCATGGAAAGCGACGATGAGGGACTGGAACGACCCAAGCGCGCCAAGACCCCTCCCCTGGCCCCGGTGACGGAGCCTGCCCGTGTCCCAGTCGCCAGTCCCACTGTGGTCAAGGCTGAGCGTCGCAAGTCTGCCCCCAAATCTGCCCGTACTTCCGGATCGTCCGTGACTGCTGTCCCGACCTCAGCTGCTCCGAAGAAAGCACCCGCGACAGAGACTCCCACGAAATAAACGCACAGATTGGCGTTCTTGATCATTACCTGCCCATGCTTCCGCAGACTCTCAGTTCGGACTGGACCATGCATCCCCTTGGATTGTGAAAATGTGACTCGATGCCGTGCGATCCGCTAACCTCCCGTGTTTCTCTATCTTGTTGGCTCATCCCCTTAGACGACCCGCGGAACCGGCGGAGACATTATCGTCATCGATGAGGCCGCGTACATCCCCGTGGACCTGTTCAAGGAAACCATTGTACCTATGCTCGAGCTCACGGGCACGTCCCTGCTGGCGATCAGGTGGGACTCTGTAGTCAGTCTGTTCATGTATCATGACGGTCCCCTCTCCTGTCCCGTGCGATCAGTACGCCCCACGATGAGTTCAACTACTACTCCAAGCTGGTGGAGCAGAAGGATGAGCATGGCAAGCCCTTCTTCAAGACCATCCGTGCTGGTCGCGTCTGTGAAGAATGCCAGCGCCTCCCCTACGAGCAGATGATCAAATGCGACCACGTGCCGGACGGGGCCCATTGGAAGAGTTCGTACAAACTCAAGAGACTCAAAACTCTCTTCGAAGGCGACGAGGCCAGGGGTCTCCGAGAGTTGGGTGGTATCATCGCCAGCGACTTTACGTCATGCTTCCAAAAGGCGGATATCGAGGCCCTGTTCTTGCAGCCCCTCCGGGTGACCCAGGCCATGCCACGGCACATTTACATTGCCGTGGATCCCAATGGCGGTGGCATGAGCAAGATGGCCGTGGTGGCAGGCTACAAGGAGGGCAACGAGACTGTGGTAAGGTCTTTCTTTCAAACGTGTATTGCGTGTCTTTGGGACCATTAGCCCTGGTAGCGGGTGATGCACTTGGTCAAGAACTTGCGCAAGAGATCGTCCACGTTGTAGCGAGTAGGCGCAGGTACGTTCACGTACATGGTGTTGAGCACCTCGTCCAGCCAGGTCTTGACCGTTTTCATAAAGGGCTCGAAGCGGTCCGACTCCCGGATCTCCCCGACTTGAGGGGGGTAGCTGGCCAGGAACGTGTCCTGCAGACCCTGATCAAAAGCCAGCATACACAGGAACATGAACTGCTTGGCCTAAGGGACAGTGGGGACGTCAGGCACGGGACAGCAAAGGGAACCATCACTGGGACCTGTATGTCCTTACTGGCCAAGGTGGCTTGCACGGCGTACTGGATCATGCCAAAGTCCATGTACCGCGATCCACACGAGCGATGGAAGGCGTTGTGGCCCGACTTGATCAACTCATCGATCACCGTTGATTCCGTGCCATCTCCGAGGATGACAGTTTTCCCTGGGGCCTCGAGCACAATGAGCATGGGGTCTCGGCTCTGGAGATGTTCATGGACCGCCAGGCTCGGATCAAGGAACCGTGTCTCCCTCAGATACTGCTCAAGCCTGGGGATATCGTAGTGGGGGTCCCCGGCCAATCGGTCATCGACGACGGGCAGTTCCGGGAGTCCTTCGCCCTCGAGGCCACTTGTCTTGTGTGGTCTGATCGAATCGTCTGTTCGTTCCTCGGCACGCTTCTTTGGGAGCGGCGCCACCCACTTCTCCGTCATGTGCCCCACGTTTGACTTTTGCCCCTCTCCTAGATTATCGCCCTTGAAGCCGAATCAGTGCGGACTCCAGCACAGCAGTGCGATGTGATGCGCAAGGTGATTGCTCGTATCAGGCAAAAACCATGCTACGCCCAGGTCCCCATTGTCGTCATCCCTGAGAACAACCTCGGGTTCGAGTCCAGCCACATTGCCGACTATGTGCGGAACCTGCCCAATGTGACCGTGTTCACCGAGAACCCGGGCGATCTGCGCGAGGGGGTCCGCAAGACCGCGGCCAACACGGATGACTACCAACGATGCGTGGACCGCATGCTCCGACTCAGGCGGTGCTACTTTGACCGGGACCTGTTCACTACGAGCAAGGCCTACGAGAAGGCCAACGGGGACTGCACTGCGATCAAGAACGAGCTGCGGAACCAGCTTGAACGCTACCACTGGGAGGTCGCCGAGGCCAAGGACAACTTTGGCAAGAGGCGCATCACAATGACGGGCAAGATGGGAGGTGCACAGGACGATCTCTACGTCAGCTTCGCCATGCTAGAGTTCTGGGGACAGGTCCACATGCAGAGGGGGTACTAGATGGCTCCCCCTCCATTTCCCCTCATCTGCGGGGGTCGGCTAATCTGGGCCCAGAAACGAGAGTGCTCTCGAGCATAAACCTCGCCAGCATTGAGTGTTAATCGCCTCGCTCCAGACCTAACATGACGTGCCGACTAACGGACCGTGATGTATGGAACGTGCCATCCACGGTCCCGGCCATGGACTACACATCGACAGGCACCCGCATGCTCGAGGATGAACGCCGGGAAAAGGCAGAAGACGACAAACTGCTTCAACGACGCCGGTTGCAGAATCTTCAGCAGTGGCGCACAGATGTGGAAGCTGCCAAGGCGGCTGGTGTGAAACAGTACCCCTACGATGCCCCACTCGCGTTCAACGAGCGTACGGCATATGATCCACCCCGCGTCCAAGTCAGACGGCAGCAGGGCCGAGGATTCTAAGGAACACCCCACGGGGACGAATGAAACACACACTCGGTTCATTGCACTTGCTGTGTCGTAGCCTCGAGCAAGGCCGCGTCCCCGACTTCCTTAACTCTGATCCCCGCGTTCCCCAGAAAAGGAGGCAGAAACTCGTCAGCAATCTTTGGCCCCACGACGGTTCGGAAGGCATTCATGTTGGCCTTCATCAGGTCGCAGACCGACTTGCGAATGGCAAAGAGCGGACCATTCTTTGCGTTGAGCACCTTCTCCTCCAGCTCGTGTTCCATCTCTGGGCACCACTCGCCCTTGAGATGCATCTGGGCCTTGGTCTTGCCGGCATCAATCTGGAAAGGAACGTAGTCCAAGATGAACATGAGCGTGTGGACGCACTTGAGGATGTCCTTGAACCCCGCCCCAATGTGAAATTGGATGGCTTCCAGGCCCGGTTCCTTCAGCCAAGCCCCCAGGGCCATGGTGTTCACCTCTGTGATGGGGACCAGGGCCACAGGGTGCAAGTTCGTGGTCTCCCCGCTCCACACACAGACTGCATCCTGGGCGTAGACCTTGGGCTTGGGATCAATGAACAGTTTGCAATGGGGCATGAGCTTGGCAATGTGGATCATGTCGGTGTTCCCTGACTGATTGCACAGCTGTTGCCAGGCCGCGGCCACCTTTCGGGGGGACATTGCGTTAGAAACTGAAACCCCGGACACGAAGGAACATGGGACCTGCTTCCGCATGTAGAGGTGTCGGTAGTAGAGGAACGAGGCCTCAGACTGATGCAGAGCATAATGCGCCACTTGCTCGGGTGGCAGGTAGCCGGGGTACGTGCCGCAGATCTTCATGGTGTAGAGGGCCAGCAGCACCCAGTTCCCGCATCGCTCCAGATCGTCCTCGGAAGGAAACGCGGCCAGTCGAGCAAGAGCCAGACCCAGTCTCTGGCCTCGAGTAGGTGGGCGACCCACCTTGGCCTGTTCGCTCGGGGCCGGGTCTTCTTCCTTATCCTTGGCCTGAGGAGGAGGAGGGGCCGCAGCCGCTTTCTTTTCCTTTGCAGGAGCCACTGCCGCGCGCTTCTTTCCCTTCTTCTTCGGGACAGGCGCCACCGCCGCCACTTCCTCTGCCACGGGGGGAGGGGCCAGCTTGCGACTCTTGACCACGGGTTCCTCCTTGGCCGGGGCCGCGTTGCGAGGGGGTGGAGCCCTCTTGACCTCCCTCTTGGGGGGCGGTTTCTTGTCGATCCTGGGAAGGGGGAGGATGTCGTCCAAGTCATCGTCGGCGTCGTTGTCTTCCTGTCCATGGATCAGAGTGGCGAAGCGGACACGAGCCCGTTCATGGGCACGGCGATGCTGTTCGTCATTCCGCATCAACTGCTCAATGTCGTCATCCTCGTCAGCCAGCGTGGGGTCTTCGTTCACATTGACACGTGGACGAGCCATTCCTCCCTTTCTCGGACGAATTCGAGTGTCACTGGAGTAAGAGCAAATGTTCAATGCTGAGGGCAAGAGGCTTCTGCAAGAGAAGCACACGGGAACGGTAGAGGAGCAACTCCGCTCGCTCACTTCGGAGAGGCTCCTCGCGGAAATCAAGGTCGAACAGGACAAGCTCGGGGAATGCATCCGGCTCCTCAAGGAAGCCATCGAAGCATCCCCTGGGTGCACGTATTGCCTTCGCAATCGGGAAGTTGCGCCGCCGGTGTCTAAGACATACCAGAGCTGTCTCAAATTGCTCAAAGCCTACACGGACAAGCTGAAGGACCTGCAGGCCAAGGTCGATGCACACGAGGAGGGCATCCATCTCATGACACGGAACCTGCTGACGGATGTGAATCGTCTTGTCATCAACGTTCCCGTGCAGGCCCAGCACAGGCGCACCTTGATTATGCCCCATGAACAGGACTCTCGTAAGAAGCGGAAGATGCCCGGGCCGCGCAAGCCAGAAGACAAAAAGGGCCGACGTCTTCGCACACTGAAACCGCAAAAGGTCACTGCACCTAGACAGGCCAGGAAGAAGAAGACCAAACAGCTACCGGCTCGTCCGTCTTCTCCACCACCGTCATCTGCTGTGCCCCCTCTCAGGTGGCAGGAAGAACCCTACCGACTGCCCATGGTACCGGTCAAGCTCGAACCGGCGGCCGTGACTTTCAATCCAACACAAATGTTTGCAGCGATCCCCACGGAAATTTTCGACGACGATGACCCGGTTCAGGACGACGCCAACACAAATATTCCCAAGCGCCGTGTGAAAGACGAGGGTCCATGAATGAAGAGAAGACGGACCGCCCCGATCCACTGGACGAGTTCGTGGCAAAAATGCGGGCGCACGTGGTGGCTATTCGCATAAACATGAACGAGCTCACGGAAGCCACCAAGGAAAAAGTCGTGCAGCAGGATCCCCGCGCCCTTGCTGCCATTGTTCACAAAATTGCCCAGTATCAGCTCACGGAGGAGGTCATTCTGCGGAGGTTACGCTGGTTGGAACGCATGCGAAAGAGAGAAAATGAAGAAGCGAGTTTGTGAGAAGTCGGAAGATCTGAAACCACTCTGCATTACATCAACAATCTGCATGCGCCTTTCAACTTTTGGGGGCACCGAACTGTGCGCTCTCGATCATGGCCTCGGCTTATTACGAACCTGTGGGACAGGGTCGCTTCGACTCCCGCGTCCAACAGAGCGTCACCCGTGTCTGGAACGCTGTCGACGACATTGCCAACCAGCGTCAGCACGACAGCCAGTAAGTGGGCACTGATTTGACCCCCCTGTTCCTTTCCCCTAATCTTCGCCAGGTACGCTCCTGTGAATGGGGCCCTGCGTCGTGTCAATGCGGCTGCCGCCCAGGGTGCCGATCTGACCCAGCAGTTTGACCCCTTTGGGAACAACCACTACTCGGATGCCTCGAACCCGTGGGCGGCCTTCTTCGGTGCACCGGCCCAGCCCTGGAAGACGGCCACGTACGACAAGTACGACCGCGACAGCTACATGCTGCCCGAGGCCTACGCGGGACAGAACGAGTACCTGGGCAAGACCATCACCAAGATGATCTACGACGATGAGACGTACTACACGCAGATCCTCATGCCCATCCGCTTCACCAACCAGCAGGCTGTGTCCTGGGACGTCTGGACCTTCAACCAGACCTTCACGGGCATGGTCCCCGAGTTGGGTGTGTCCCGTCTCGTCTCGTCCCACCGTGAGACCATGAGCGACACCATTGTGCGTCGTGGTCTGGCTGCCCGCTTCGAGCACGGCTTCATGGACACCCCCGAGGGTCGCGCGCACTACTTCCTGACCCTCGCCCAGATCTCGAATGCCGTCCGTGAGACCCTCAACTTTGGGGTCATCTACGCCTACCTGACGTGCCACGACTACAACAAGGTAAGGGACCGTGTCCTTTGTCGGTTCCCCTGTCCACTCAGGCCCCGAGTCTAGGAGTGGCAGGCCAAGCATGGCTACTTCAAGCGTGAGACCCTGCAGGACATGCTGCGCCGCGAGAACTTCATGTGGGCCATTGCCATCAAGGCCGAGTTTGGCTTGGAGAAGCTGGACGCCCAGATCATCGAATGGATGAACCTGCACCGCACCTCAGCGGACACCTGGGTGCTCCCGCCCAAGGTCGCCAGCTACCTCCGTCTGGTCCCGGCGGAGAAGGTGTACTACTACACGGCCGGCCAGGAGGGTCCCAACCGCGTCAACGACATTGTCAGCGGCGGACGCCCCCACGAGTCCAACAAGCCCAGTGCCCGCACCCAGGATGTGGTCGAGCCCTACGCCGTGTTCAAGAAGAACAACGTCTTCCTCACGCGCTCCTACCACGTGGAGAACACTGGGCCCATCGACTTGATGAACCGCGTCTCGTCCGTGGGAGAGTACTTCAAGGTAGGGATGCCGCTTCGATTCAATGTCCGTCGTCTAACCCCTTCCCTTCAGTTGACCCGCACCGGGGACGATGACTGCAACGTGGGTCCCAGCTACATGACGTGCTGGAACAACACGCGCATCTACAACGAGGACGAGGACACGGGCTACACTGTCACGCTCATGGAAGGTCTGCGCCACTGCATGGTCTTCAACGACGACGGCACGCCCCGCCAGCTCGAGGGCATGGAGGATCCCATCGATGCCAGGGATCTGGAACAGGTCAGGGTACCGTTCCCTTTATTCAATCCCTCCCTTATCGAGCTCCCCAGGTCTTCTGGCTGCGTTCGGAGACGGACGCCAATGGCCGTCTGCTGTTCAAGAACATTGAGATCATGGGGGACATTGACCCCACCTTCATGCCCGTGGAGAGCGTGGCCAAGTTGGCTCGCACCATGATCCACAGTGCCGGCGTGCTGTCGGGCGATGATGCGGAAGCACTGCGCGCCCAGGACCGCAATCTCAGTAACGGTGCCGCCCTGGTGCAGAGACTGGCCAACATGCCAGTGACCGCGAACTCTGGCGTCTTCGGGGAAGGCATCCCGTGGGAAGAGAGCATCGCTGGGATGACAACGTTTGCTGGAATCACCGCCATTGCTGGGGCAGGGAACGCGGCAGAGAGTGTCATTGCGGCTGCATTCCTTGCGGCCTTGGCCTCGGTGGTCGCGACTGTGGGTCCCTTGCTTGGAGGCTCGGGCAACATGTTCCTGAACCCCGCAAACGTGCAAGGAGCAGGAGAAGGTGGCGCCGGACAGGTCCTGTACGAGAACCTGTTTGCTGCGGGTCTGGTCCCGTTGGTCAGCGCGTCGGATCGTCAGGTTCCAGTGTCCACAACTCGTCTTGCCGCGGCTATCACACAGATTGAGGCTGCCCTTCGCGCCTCGTTTGTCGCAGGAGGAGGAGTGGTTCCCGGTGTTCTTGCAGCCTTGGGCGATGCCGAGGTCGCGACTTATCGGCGATTGTACAACGCGGCCACGGTCGAACCACGCACGGTCACCGACGTCAACAAACTGCTGGTCTTCATCGAACAACATCCAGTGGTGGCTGATGTTCAAGGCAAGAACTCTCCCATCATTTCCGCCTGGGCTCGCGAGATGCGTCAGGCCCTCTCCGTCACTGGAACGCAGACGGGTTTCACCGGCACCACGAATCTGGCCATCAGCCGTGGAAACCGTCAGTTGACGAGCGGCAAGCTCCCTGCGGGACTGAGGCCGGCTGGACCTCTCGAAGGTCTGGGAGCTGCTCCGGGCTTTCCGGAAGGTGGTTTTGGGGTTCAATCCTCCATCCTCGACCAGATGCCCATCATGCAGTCGGTGCTGGCTGCTCACGGTCAGGGTCGTGTCGGTGGACGCGCGGGAGGCAACGGTCGTCGTGGATTCGACAGCCTGTTCGCTGACGACGATGGCGACGATGATGGCTTTGGATCGGCCCCCGTCGGTGCTCTGTTCCCGGGTGGTGCCGAGGGACAGGAACAGGTTAGGGGACCGTTTGGTGACAGATTAGAAGTCTGAACTCTCTCCCGTAGATCGCGGACCTGCGTGCTCGTCGAAGCCGTCTGCCCCAGACTGGGCTGACCCTGGGCAAGGGCGACCCTCGTCTGCGCTTTGGTGTGCTGTCCCACAACTTGGAGGAGCTGGCCGCCTTTGGAGGCAGTGGTCTGGAGCGCGTGGTGGCGACCCTGTACTTCACGGCCCCGTGGAGGCGTCAGACCCTGGAGTCGTGGCTGAGCCGCAACATCATGCCCAACTTTGGCATCATCGGGTTCCGCGTCGGACTCTATGACATGGCCCTCGGCATCAAGGTGGGTTCGCTGTCCCTTGGTCGTGTCCTCTGCCTAACGTTGTCCGGTTCCAGTGCAAGGCGGGCAGCGAGACTGCCTTCACGGCCTTTGGCAACAGCCGCTTCATGCTGGCCGACGATGCCACGACCATGGCCCACTACGGCAACTTCACGTTCTACGGTCTGTTCCCTCGACTCTTTTTATCGCGTCGTCTAACCATAGAACCCCCAACAGGAAAGTCCATCGTGCACAGGCCCGAGAACGTGTTCGTGGCCTACGACATCTTCCCGAACCGCTGCCTGGGTGGCATGGGTGTGAGCCCCTACACCAGCCCCGCCCAGTACAACGCTCAGCAGGGTGTGGCCATGCGCGACATCTTCTACTGCATGGTGCCGTACCGTGAGAACACGTTCAACACCATCATGGACATGGCTGGCCGCTTCTACACGTACATGGACAGTGGCATGCTCGATGACGAGGACCCCGTCAACAGGGCCCTCCACTACAGCACGGCTGGGTTCTACAACAGGATCTGGAATTGGTCGGTCTTCCCTATCTGTTTGCGAAGAGTTCAACTCATCTTCCTCCCCTCAGGTACTCCGAGGACGACGTGACGACCCAGGTGGACCAGCCCATGTACGCCATGTCGAACCCTGGCCAGAACCGCATCGTGTGGCAGGGTGCTCAGGGCAAGTACAACGCCATGGCGCACGGCGGGTACAACTACAACCGCGACATTATCCGCAACAAGTCGCCCTGGGGTCCCAACGTGTACGACGGCTGCAAGGCGTGCCGCGATGGCCAGATGGAACGCCAGCGCGTCGTGACCGATGGCATCCTCGGTTTCTAACCGTACACCCCTCATTCGAGCTGCTCTTCGTGTTGGCGGGACGCATTGGAACAGGCTCCTCATCATCGTCCATGGTGAAGAGGCTAATGAACCAGTGCGGTTTCGTCCCTAGTCTTGTGGCCATCAGGGTGGAAGGCAGGTCGTTGGAACAATCGAGCCCCGACAGGATGAACGTGCGCCCCGAGAAGACTGTCCACAAGAATGCTCCGCCGCCCCCTGCACGGCCCAGCAAAGTGATCAATGACTTTCAGTTCAGTCTCTTGGATCAGATCCTGCGCAACCAGACCATGTCGGGAGGAGCAATCACGGTCTGTTCATTGCTCATGGCGGTGCTACTGTTCGTGGTCGTGCCGGACCGTTCCTCGAGCACGGCAACCACCCTGTGCGGTGCCCTTGCCATTGTCATGGGGATCTTTGGTCTGGCTACACTGACAGGGGCCATGCGCATTGCAAAGATCATCGAGAGTGCCCCGGAGATTGTGGTCGATGGGACACGTGACGCGGAACGGAGGGGGGAGAATGACCATTCTAAGAGTGAATGAACATTCATTTTCCTATTCTTTCCCTCATCATTGCCCCTCCCCCAGTGAACGGGCCAGCCTGACGTCCGACGACATGATTGTCTTGCGTCCATCGAACTCAGCCACAGTGTGGGCGCCCTTGGCCATCTTCTTGGCCGTCAAGTCCACAAGAGCAATGATGTGGTCCAGGGCCTCGTCAGAGATGTTCCAGTGATGAGCAGGGGCCACGGTCAGGCTGGCGGGAACGTGCTTTCCTCGGAGCTGGGGGGACCGTAAGACTGGAGCAAAGGGACACGTCAGGGGAATCTACCTGGAGCCTACGGGCGAAGCGTCTGTTCTCCGCCCATATCAAAGGAACAGTCTGGGCGATGATTCTTTTGGCCCCACGCATGACAGGGGCACGGGGCACGTCCACCCCACCTGTGCGCCTCAGGAAGGCACTCTCCTGTGCAGCCAACTTGCCGGGCCTCAGCTTGCCATCCACTCCCGTGTGATCGGCCAGGTGTGGTTTGAAGACAGGGGCACGCTTCAGGCGATGGCGTTCTTCGCTGGGCGCGGACATCTACCTTTCGTACAGGTCTGGCCGTGGAGAGAAAAGACGCCGACATGAGCAAAGTAGAAAGAATGCGTCTGCGGTCTACGCCCGTCGTGCGTTCGCCCTATTGCGAAACATATGACAGGTTCCTAGTGCGGGCCGGTGCGTTGATCAAGAAGACCGTTTCACGTTCCGTGGTCGACGGAGGAGGAGTTGCCGCCCATGTAGCAGCTGCTGGTGGAGATGCGGCTGCATTTAAACGCCTCTACGATGATCTATCCAGTGGCGACCCAGAGAAAATCTGGGCGATGCTTGATTTTATTGAACGATATCCGATTGTTGCCCACGAAACATCACACGATGTTGTCCGTCGGTGGGTTGTAGAGTTCAGGCGGGCTCTAAAGGCGGTCCCTGAATAAACCTCTAGCACAGCCTGGCCTATTCCTTAAGGTTCATTTCTTCCTGACCGCCGTGGTCCATTCTGTGTCCTCGCGCAAGTCCCAGATCGCTCTTCCCAGACACTGTCGGATGTCTTGGGAGGCGATTGACACCATCGTAAGCAAGGCAATGACAGCGGACCGACACGCCGTGAGTCTGTCAGCTCGGTCTGCATCGAGGCATGTGATGACAACTTCTTGGAGTGAACACTGGACACGATAGTCAATTTCCGGGGCATGGCGCAGTGCCTCCACCATCAGCAAGGCAATAGACTTGCAAATGCTTGCCATGCACGGGCAGATGGAAGGCATCGTGGGCTGCACCGCGTCGATTGCTTGTGAGCCGATACATTCCCGACGATCACAGACATGAGACCATGCATTGTGCAAACCAACACGGATTCTACCGCGCTTTCCGTAGACAACATCTGTTGCGATCCATGTGGTGAAATGATAGCTGTCAGGCTCGCAGATGAGACGACGTTGGGCTTCAATCTCCCGGAGGATATCCTCGCTTCGTTCAATGCAAGCCGCGGTCATCATGCGCGGGGATGGACCCTTTTTCACGCTGAGGGTTTTGATCTCGAAACTCGGGGTTCCCCGCGCGTGGACAGTCCATTGATACCCATCATCGTGTCCTACGTTATGCACCCGTTCACTAGGATCAAACGCCGTCGGCCCCGCTGAAGACTGCCACGCACTCGAAGCCACAATGGACAGATTTGCGCCTGCCATGACGGTTTTGTGTCTTTCGGAACGGTCAAACAGATCAGAACAAAAATATTTCAGAGACAATCCCAAGGGAGGATGAGCGAACCTGACGCAAAGCGAACCCGCTACGATGCGATTCACATGCGGCTGGTGGAGGATGACAGGGTCATGCGCGTCGGGTTCTCATACAACTTCCTGCCCTGTGTGGATGGACAGTGCATCGATCACGGATTCTTCTCCGAGGACCGCACGCATTCGCTCCTTTCCATCGAGCTCCCTGGCAAGCAGTGCATGCCTGACCCGACCCCGGAACCGCAAGTTCATCTCGCGTGCAACATATGGGTCGAGGAGCAGAACACAGTGATACGTTTCCAACGGTTCAAGGTGTGGACCGCTGTGTGTCGCCTTTTGCTGGAGGACTACCCCATGCTTCGGCCGGCGCGGGGTGCCCTCGTGTCCTTTGGAGAGAGATGTCTCGTCTGGCCTCTCATACGCGTCCTGGACGAAAAATACGGAATTACTGTTGAGTGTGTCCCCGGTGAGCGGCTGAGGGAAGAACGAGTGCAACCAGAGGCGAGGGCGACAGAGAAGAATGACGGACAATGAAGTCATGGACGGACTCCAGCGAGTGCTCGATGGGGTGTGTGCAGAACTGAGCGGAGGTGGCAGTCAGGTCGCAAAGCACGATGCCGTCAAGGACGCCATTGCCCATACCATCAGGCTGTGGAACGCGAGCACCCCGGCCCGTCGTGAATCAACCATCATGCCAGTACAACAACTTTTGCGAGCACTGCTGGATGGCTACAGAGCAACATAAAAATCGCAAGTGAAAGACCAAGACAAACCGTCCCCAAGTGTCCCAATGTCCCGTGCCGATGAGCCAGGCTGGTCGGTCTATGTCCTTCGCAACATGAAGACGGGGGAGGTCTACACGGGCTGCACCAACGACGTGGCCCAGAGGCTGAAGACACATCAAGAACATCCCACGCGCGGGGCCAGGACGACCCGTCGTTGGGTGGCCAAGCATGGACCGGGCGTGGTGTGCGTCTTTGCCCAAGTGGGGCCCATGACCAAGTCGGCAGCCCAGAGCCTGGAACACAAGTGGAAACGCACCACAGCGGGCATGGGATCAGTCGAAGTCGGCCCCGTCTTTCCCCCAGAATGTCCCCTCTGCTCATGAACCACTCAGGGACGTGTCAAGGCCTTCCTTCGTCTGCTCAAACAGGCCTCGGAGCGGGACGGCGAGCTGACAACCAAGTGTCGCTTCAATCGTACCATGGCGTTCCAGGTCAACTGCATCAACAACGTCCTGTGCGGTCTTGCCTCGACGAACAAGAACACTGTCACGAATATGACCAGTCTACCCGGGGGCGATCTCATCACGTGGAAACCGCTTTCCAACGTTCGAGTCTGGACACAGGGAGCCATTTGATAAAGGAGTCGATTTACTTTGTCCTATCATGTCGACCTGGGGGCAGGCCCTGTTGTTTGGCGAGTTGGGCGCGGGCCTCTGCCTCGTGCCGGGACTGGGTGTAGCGTATGTGATCCATCTGAGCGATGCAGGCACGGTTGCAGTAGAGGAGCCCCTGTTCAATGTCCAGCGAATTCTCCATGAGGTTCGTCCCCCTACGACCGCAGACGACACAGACGTCCCCGCTCAGTTTGGGGGACGTGTCTGGGTCAAGCAGGTGAAAGTACAGGGGATAGCGTGCCAGGCGTCCCTCCACGACCCGATGGAAACTCACGTACGTCCCGGCATCACGGGTGAGCAACACGTAGGCACTCAGACGACTGGATGCTGAGACAAAGTGGATCCAAGGATGGGCACCGCAGACCTTTAGACAGAGCGACGGGACACCGGGAGCTTCTTCCTCGTCTATCTCTTCCAGCGGGCTCAGCACCAGGCAGGGGGGTGTGGTCAGCGTTGTGATGCTGGTGTAACGGACCGTGGCCTGTCCAGACTCGGTCGAGTAGTCCAGCCACACGTAGTTGGCCCGTGTTCGATTGACGTTGAAGCAGTACAGTTCCTGGACCAGCTTGGGCGACTGCTCCTGTACGTAGGCATGGCAGATCTCGAACCACAGACTGCAGGCTACGTCCAGCAGTGACACGTAGCGGCCCACTTCCGTCCCAGTGGCTGGGCGATGGGGAAGGAGCAGGTTCCGTGATCCACAGCCCTCAAAGTCGTTCTCCTTCATCATAATGGCAGCGAGAGTCAGGAGGATGCGATAGATGGGCGTCCCGAGCAAGGTGATATCGTCTGCATTGTGAAGAGTGTCCCGTTCCAGAGGACGGAAGCGCGTTGCCGCCAGGACGTGCAACTGTTTGTCGTAGTGAGCCGACCTCTCGCCAAAGTCTCCCCAGGTGGTGTCCGTTTCGAACAGACGACGAAACTCTGCAGGCTCCAGAACGTTGCGGGACTGGCGGATCTGTTCCAGGCGCTCATCCTTGCGACTGTCGTAGGCCGCCTCCAGCACACGCCGCAGACGCTCGGTGATCGAGGCGCCCCCAGGCTTTGGTCTTTGCATCGTCACAGGAGCCGAAGTTTTTTATTCACACGGTCTGTCCTCTCTGCGCGACTGGCTCTGTGTCTGGCAACCTCCATGCCCGGAGCCCAGATGGCGATGTCTTCGTCTCGGGTCTTCCAGGCCTCAAGGGCAATCATCTTGGCCACATCACGGGACAGAGGTGGTGTAGTATGGCGGCAAGCGAGAAGGAATTCCATGAGCGACGCTCGCATGTAGGCGATCCACTCTCGATAGCAATGGGCCATGCGGCCCAGGGTCCGCGCAACTTGCTGGCCTGTCAACCTGGGCATCAGCAGCTGGGTAATGAAATCCCAGTTGCTGTGCATTACTTTGCCTTGCACGCTAGTTTCGGATCCCAACCATTCCTCAATGACATGATGAACATTCGTGTTGTTCTGGGGACCTGGAAACTCCAGAGGAATCGGCGGCAAGCCAACACTTCCCAGGGCAAGAGCCCGACCCCACATACACATTTCACCATAACGGTCCTTGCGATCATAATTGGCACCTTCATGTACAACAGGGAGACGACCGGCCAGCATTCCAAGTTTTTCCCTGGTGAACACGGATGGAAGCGTAAGCATTAGAGAAGCCGCTTTCCCGTGGTTTCGCATAAAGTCACGCGTTGCATAAGCCTCCGATAGCCATCGAATGGCTCCGGGCGAATCGCGCACAGCGGGTCTGGCGAATAAACGGATAATCTCAGCGTTGTTCTCGGGTGTGACTTCATCCTGATCCAATTCTCCCGCCCAAAGGGTAATACCTCGCGGCACTCCAAGGTCCGAGGCACGGCGACATAACTCACGAATGACCAACCGCGCATCGGCCATTTCGCGCAGTTCGCGAGGTAACAATAGGGCCCATTCTACGGCTGAAACGAGCACTCTCGGGGTTTCCAACTCCTGGATCGCTTCCTTGTAGAGATTCAGCCTTGCCAGATAGTTATTCTCTCCGTGTCCCTCGTAATATTCCGCCACGATGATCCTGGCATAGGCGGAGGTCGATTGAGCCGCTTTTTGCAAAAGGTCTTCGTTGCTTGGGTATGATCCAAGCAATGCCATGGCCACTGGATTCCCGAGGTGAGCTGCCTTGACCATGTATTCGTGCGAATGCAAAGAAAAAAACAACTCGAGCAAACAGGCCGCGTCATTAGGATGTGCGTCCAACACGGCGCGAGCCTCGTCTGGCTTGTCGTCCTTCATCAGGTCCCAGTACACATCGATGGGAGCCCTGCGCCGATATTGTTCCATGGCGCGGGTTGTCCTGACCCTCTGTCCTCCTTTTCCAATCGCCATACACGAGGAAAAATTTTTATTCATAATAATCCTGCTCCACCATGAATCGCGCCCGCTTGAATGCACGGGATCCAGGATCAAGTGTGGAAACGTCCTGGCTCGGGGATGGGAATGAGACAGTCTCCGTGTACCTGCACCAGAGGGGAGCATCTCGTTCCCGACTGTTCCAGACCATGCGCACAATCATCCTGGCCACCCCGGGATGCAAGAAATAGCGTCCTCGTTTGCAGACGAGGAGAAATTCCATAATCGCATCACGGACCGATGCGATCCACCTGCGATAGGTGCGTGCCAAACCACCGATGCATGCATCCAGGCTTTCGTCTGGCCACTCGAGAAGCGAATTCTTCAGCATTGTCCACATGCCCGTCCAGCGAGCCCTCTGCATCCGATTGTCGGCTTGGTAGATGAGATGCATCATCTTGCCATTCAGAGACGGCGGCATGTCCATTTCCATCGTGTCAAACGAGGGCGGGATCGAGGGCAGGCCCAACTTGCCCTTGGCAAGGCCTCGACCGTAGATGCAATGCTCGCGGCAGACCTCATCAAGGGGAGGAATGTCTTTCGCCTGTGCCGGTTTCACCATGCGATGAGCCAGGGAGGCAATCTTGTCGGGGTTGTACGCCGATGGGAGACTGAGGATGAGAGAGGCGGCTGCCCCGAGATCCATCATTTCTGCAAACGTTTCGTAGCAGAAAGCAAGCAGTTTCTTCGCATCTGGTAAGTCCTGCACAGCTGGACGACGGAGGAGACGGACAATCTCCTTGTTCCGTTCGGGGGTGCAGGGCAAGTCGAACATCATGGACGCTAGTTTGTAGATGCCACGGGGAACCCCCATGTGGGCCGCACGTTCACACAACAGACGAAGTGGGCCAATCGTGCTTTCGTAGTCGAGATTGGGCACGTAGTCGAGCCATTCGATAAAAGACATGAGCGCGCGGGGTGACCCACCCAGTCGGATGGCTTCCGTGTACAGCAGGGCGATCTCGTCCGTGTCCAAGTGGTGCAAAAAACGAAGTGCAAGAGCCCTTGCAAAGGCCGATCCCGAGTCCAAGGCCCTTTGCAGCAACTCAATGTCCCCATTATCATTGCCTAGACAAGCCATGGCCACGGGATCACCAAGTTCCACCGCTCTGATCAAAGCCGCAAGCGTACCGTTCTTCGGGTTCCCGCGATAATACAATTCAAGTTGGCACGCCGCATTGTCGGGATTGGCCTCAAGTAGAGCAAGGCCCTCGTCCGACTTGTCATCCCGCATCAGATCCCAGTACACATCAATTGGAGCCGGAGAGCGATACATTGCCCCCACCCCTCTACTGGTCTTGAACGTGAAAATTTTCACCGCGGACAGGTGACGGGCAGAAAAATTTTTCTGGGGACCGACCCCAAGTTTGTATGGCCAGGTGGTCCTGTATGCGTTCTAGAACATCTTTTGACCCATGTCCATACACGGGGACATGTCTGCGGGCCAATCGGACTTACTTTATTTTTTGACTTTTCGCTGAAAAAAGTTTGTTGTCAGCAAAACCCTTAGCCCAGTATATTCGTGGCACCACTTTGCCACCCCAAGAGGGGTACCCCCAGACTTGTGCATTTCAAACTGACTCCGCTACCCGAC